TGTAATTTTGAGAAACTTCGCACTTGCCGATATGAAGTTGTCGGAGAGTATCAAGGCGAACTTCTCAAGCCACTCTATTCTGCTAGTCTAGATGCTGGAGTTGATTATGACTCTAACGAGGATGATGAAGAATATGATAATGATTATGATTGGGGATGGAATGACGACGATGAGGATGATGGTGCGTATGCTGAAGATTATGAAGACGATGAAGATTACGACGATTACAACTGATTCTTAAAAATAAAGTGGAGTTTGGTGACTAAGATCATAGCCTCTGGTTGGGGAACTCAACAAACGCTATGTGAGAGAGGTTCGATTCCTCTCCCGCTATTTTATATCGCTAATGATAGTAGAGGTTGCTATCCCGATATGGTTTGAGGTTGTTTACAATTACAGGTAATGGTGAAATATGTTTAAGATGGAACTTGGTTTTAATCCGTATGACAATAAAACTAATCAGGCTTTTGATGCTAATCACTGCCAGATGAGAGAAAAGTTTATTGGCTCTTTTGGTGGTAAGCAAAATATTTATTGCTATAATGGAGATCCTCGTAAAAAAATCAGCACTATGTCTCATACTCCTGAGTTGACATTAGCGATTCATGCTAATCTAAATAACAGTTCAGATGTTTACTTTTATGTGAACGGTGGACGAAAGCAGTATGCCATTAATCAGGTACGAGCCTGTTTTGTTGATATTGATGCTGGTCGAGATTCTAGCGGAAACTATCTACCCTCAAAAGAGGTTATGAAGTTTAAGCAGTCTGCTCTTGACAAGATCAATAATTTTCCTGTTAAGCCAAGTTGGGTAGTAGATACTCGTAATGGTTATCAGATTTATTGGATTCTAGATAAGGATAGTAGATACATTAATAAAACAAATTGGAATGGTATTCAGAAGAAACTGGTAAATTACTTTGGTGGAGATGCAAGGGCCATCAAGATTAATCAGATTTATCGTGTTCCTTATACTTGGTGGCGTAAGTGCTGGGAGAAGAAGGCTTCTTACTACTCTACTATTCTTCAAGGTTCAACTGGTGAGGCTGTTGATGTTCAAGATTTAGTATCTGCATTAACTGGTCAACCAGCAACAGTATCTATTGTTCCTAATGCTACTAGTGATGCTTGGTTTGAACAGTGGAGTAAAACATACAAGAAGTCTGATATTACCGGAATTCCTGTAACAGTCGATGCTGCTCAAAATATCTTGAATGAACTGAATAATCAGAAGGCTGTTTACACTAATAGTAGTGCTGATTATTGTGGTCAAAAGAATACTAAGGATAGTGTGTGGGGAGACTTTAATAAAGAACTCGACAACACTAAAAAGTATGGGGAGTACAAGTGCAATAAGTCTAGTAATAATAATTACGAAAAGGCTTATGGCGATCCGTCGCCAGTATTGCCCTCTCATGCTGGTGACAGCGGTTTAGATTTGAGTGAGTCCCAGGCCAAACTCTTAAAAACGGTGGTCGAGTACCTCAATCAAGCGTCTACAGCGTTGTATTTCAGTAACAACCGATTCCTTTCTGGTGCTGCCCGTGATCTGGCAAACCAGATTAGTGATCAATTTTGTATTGGTTGATGGATTCTGTGTCAGGGGATTGGGTTATCCATCCCTTTTGACACGGCCATGTTGGAATAAACTATTATAGTTTGAACTCAAAACAGTATACCTTATGCACGAGCCTTACGATGACGATATTCCTGACAATCCTTATAAATTCTATTTTCAGTTTGATACTGAATGGATAACAAAATATATTGATGATATAGTCAAGAAGTTATCAGAGTCAGGCTATGACTATAAAATAACTAATATAGAAGGATTTCCATACAAATCGTTACCTGTGAGTAGTTGGTTCTCCAGTACAGAGGGGGATAAAAACTCCCTGTACTTGGGGAACAACTATTGGAATGAAGGTATTTGGAAAAAGAAACACTTTATACACAATCAATTACAGAACGAATATGTGCTACATTTACAAAGTCATGCTAGGCATGTGGTTAGTCAGCCTAGATACTATAATGGGTTGTATGAAATACTTAATTAGGAAAATTTATGAATAATGAATGGTTTGTAATAAAAGATTTAAATGGATTTATTAATTCATCAAGAATATTAGTATTTAATAATTTTGGAACAAAATCAAATGAATATAATCCATTATCGTTCCAAATTGATGAGATAGATAGAACTGAACTTGATTCTATTCTTTCTTTTGAAGAATCAAAAACAATTATATCCGATCATATAAAAAAGCAAAAAAATAAAAAAACTAAAAATATAAGATATACATTAAATGATAAAATATTTTTAGAAATTATAGAATCCCTTAATGATAGGATGGTAAGTAATATCTTACATAGTCTAGTCAATAAAGGTTTTGTAGAAACTGCATACGACGAAAAATCAAACGATTTTGTATTTTGGGTGTCAGATGAGTATAAGAAAAAAGAAAAACCTGAAACCGATTGATATAGATGCTCATTTTAAATATAGGTGTCCTAATGATGACTGTGGATCATTATATTGGATTTCATTAAAAGAAAGTCAAACTAAAAATTTTAAAATAGTATGCGATTATTGTGGAAGTATTTTTATACCAAAACGAATTAAAGATATACATATTAATTTTTATGAAATAAAATTAGACAATACTAAAAAGATAGAATCTAGTAATCAAATAATAGAAATAAATAAAAAAGAAGATATAAATAATATTCAAGAAGAAAAAGAAATTAATAAACAAGAGATAGAGAATTCTCAAGAAGAGTTAGAAATTAAACAAAAGCCACTAGAGGTCGATCAACAAGAAATTAATGTTGACTTAATAAAGAACTGTGTTAGGATTCTAGTCGGTTACGGATTTACAGACAATGAATCAGAAAAGGTACTAATGAAGTATCATAAAGAAAATCCGAAACTTGGATCAGTTGATTTAATTAAATTTGCTTTACAATCTATTTGGAGATAATTATGGCTAATGGTATAAGACCATCTACTTTTGATGAAATAATTGGGCAGGATAATGTGATAACCCGCCTACGAGTGTCTGTGACGGGTTGTAAAAACTCAGGCACGGTGATGCCTCATGTTTTAATAGACGGCCCTCCTGGCCTTGGTAAGACCACTATAGCGAGTGCTATAGCGAACGAATTGGGCGTAAACCTTTATACTACCAACGCGGCAAATATTCGTAGTATAAAAAATATTATTCCTTATATTATGGGTATTGAACCAAGATCAGTATTATTTATTGATGAAATTCACAGACTTCCAAAGATTGTAGAGGAGTTTCTTTATCCTATTATGGAAGATTTTGTGTTGAATATTACTGTCAAAAACGATGAAGATAAAGATGTGCCAGAGCAAATTGCACTTCCTATGTTTACTTTTGTTGGAGCAACAACTAGTGGTGGAAGTTTAAGTCAGCCATTTTATGACAGATTTCAAATTAAAGAACATCTAAGTTTTTATAGTGATAATGATCTAGCCAAACTAGCAAGGTCGAACGCAGAAAAACTAGGAGTAGTCATAGACGATCAAGGTCTTTTGGAAATAGCAAAAAGAAGCAAGGGTACTCCTAGAATTTTAAATGGTAGACTACAATGGTATAAGAATTTTCTATCTTGTCATCCAGATAATACAAAGTCTATTCATGAAATATTTGCTATACAAGGTATAGATGAGAATGGTTTCGATATATATGATAAAATGTATTTAGACGTTCTGAAAAAATTGAAAGGTAGTCCAGTAGGACTAAAAGGTATCTCATCTTTAACTGGTATTTCTATTGATACAATAGAAAATAGTATAGAGCCATATCTTGTTAGAAAAGGATATGTGTGGAGAACTCAAAAAGGAAGAGTGTTAGGAGATAATAAAATCTAAATTTAAAAGATAATAATCAGAATTAAGCCATACTATTAGTTTAGTGTGGCTTTTTTTGTATAAAAATATAATCAAATTAATAACCACTATCTTTATAAAGGGTGTATTTTAATATATTAAACCCTAACCTCATACAAATATGGTGTAATTATGAGGAATTTATTATATGTATTACTTTTTCTATTCAGTAGCACAGGATTTTCTGGAACGATAGACCCAAATATTCCTGATAATAAATATGTAGAATATGGTCAAAAATACGAATGTGTAGTTGGAATATGTGGTAACTATGAAGATAATAGTCCATATTGTGCATCTGCGGTTATTATAAAACCAAGATGGATATTAACAGCAGCACATGTTGTTAAAGGATCAAAAAAATGTTTCATAAAAATAAATAATGAAAAAAAAGTAATATCAAAAATTATACCACATAAAAATTATGAAGAAAATAATTTTGGATACTATGATATAGCACTAGGCTATGTTGATGAAGATTTAGTTATTAATTCTTATCCACAATTATATGATAATACTGATGAAGAAGGTAGATTATGTTCTATAGTTGGCGTCGGGTTAACAGGAACTTTTGAAACGGGATGTGTCGTATCTGATAATAAAAAAAGAGCAGGATTAAATATTATAGATCAAATAGATAGGCATTTATTAGTTTGTACTCCATCAAAAGAACATAAAAAAACAGAACTTGAATTTCTAATAGGTAGTGGCGATAGTGGAGGCGGATTATTTATTGATTCAAAATTAGCTGGTATAAATTCCTGCGTAATGGCAGTAGATGGAAAACCAAACTCAAGTTATTCAGATGAGTCTGGTCATACTAGAATAAGTAAATATAGATCATGGATAATAGAAGAAATAGAGATAAATAAATGAATAATGATATTTTAATAGTATTAATTTTAGTTGTATTAAATATAGTAACTTTTAGTATTGGTTATATTTTAGGTAAAATAACTAATAATATAGGTGTATATAGTGATAGTCAGAAGGCAGTTGGGTTTTTTGAAAAACAAAAAAATTCATCTATTAAAAATAAAACAATATCAATAGATGATTCAAAATTTGTAGCAGAAATAAAGACAGATAATTTAGAAAAAAAATATGATACATTAGGAGATACTAAAGTAAGTAAAGAAAATATATCTTCTTCTATATCAAAACTAAAAAATATGAAAGGGTGATTATGGCAAAAGGTCTTGATGTTGGTACTAGTTTTATTGTATTATCAAAAGATAAAAATGATAGTATTGAATATAAAGAGTTTAGAGATGCTTTTTATATTATAAAACCAAATACGCCCGTCGCTACAAAAATGATAGAAAAAGGATTATCTGGTAAGGTGTTTATTAAAGATGAGGGTTCGTTTATTTTATTGGGTAAAGATGCTATAGAAAAAGCAGTAGAAAGAAATGATACTGCACGTAGGCCAATGCACAAAGGAGTAGTATCAGTAAAAGAAAAAGAAAGTAAAAAAATTCTAGCATTTATTTTAAAAGAAGTAGTTGGACAAGCAGAAGAGGAAGGTGAAAAATTAGTATTCTGTATTCCTGCACAACCAGTGGATCAAGAAGATGAAGATTTTGATGTTGGATATCATGAAGATGTTGTTAAAACAATATTAAAAGAATGTGGATACGACGCTAAAGCTATTAATGAAGCAGAAGCTCTATGTTATGCCGAATTAGAAAACGAAGATTATACTGGATTAAGTATTAGTGCTGGAAGCGGAATGCATAATATATGTGTTATGTTGAATGGAGAACCAACAGTATTATTATCAACAACTAAATCTGGAGATTGGATAGATAGAATGGCTTCTGTTGCAACAGGAGAACCAGATAGTGTTGTGCAAGCAGAGAAAGAGAATGGTGAATTTGTTATAGGAGAACAAAATAATAATCAAATATTAAATGCTGTGCTATGAAAAAAAGAATAAAAGATAAAAAAATATCACTTCTACCTTTTATAAGAAGTGATCTATATAGTTTATCTACACAAGAGCAACAGTTTTGTGGATGGGAAATTAAAAAATTTAATATAACAAAACAATGGGAATTATCTAGAGGAGAAGACGTAGTAATAGCTGTAATAGATACTGGTTGTGATATTAATCATAGTGATTTAAAAGATAATATATTATTAGGAAAAAATTTTATTAATCCTAAATTAGATCCTATTGATGATAATGGTCATGGAACTCATGTCTCTAGTACAATAGCAGCAATAGATAATGGTATAGGAATGGTTGGCGTATCTCCAAGAAGCAAAATCATTCCTGTTAAAGCGCTTGATGAGAACGGTCATGGAGATTTAAAACGTCTCGTTGACGCAATTCTATGGGCCTCAGAAACAAATGCAGACTTCATAACAATGAGTCTTGGCGCAGCACAAATGAGTGGAGAGATACAAAAAGCAATAGATTATGGAACAAAGAAAAATAAAGTATTTTTTTGTGCAGCAGGAAATAATGGTGAAAATAGTAGTATATGTTATCCAGCAGCTTGTTCTAATACCATAGCCATAGGAGCAATAGATAATAATTTTAAAAGAACAAAATTTACCTGTTCTGGTGAAGAATTAGATTTTTTATGCCCAGGTCAAGACATTGTTGGTTGTGTTCCTGGTAATAATTATGCCTTAATGAGTGGAACAAGTATGGCTAATCCATTCGCAGTAGGTTGTGCGGCATTGTATCTGAGTTATATGAGGAAAAATAACAATCAAATTAAATTATCAATGCAGGATTATATAGATTTATTTAGAAAAAAATGCAAAAATTTACAAGAAGAGCAGTACAGAACTAAGAAATATCAAGGATATGGTATATTATATCCAATCCCATAGATTATTACTTCACTCCCTGCATAATAATATAGATTCTCAATGAGTTGTCAAGCAAAAAAATTTTTATCAAAACTCCATAGTCTGAGAAATATGGGGCCACTTGACATTCGGTTTTTTCTGAGTTATGATAGTCACGATACTAGAGGTTAAGGAAAAAGATGAAAAACGAATCAGAGTTTTTTGACAATAAAAAAATAAATAGATTTGAAGACAAAAAGAAGGGCAGAAACTTTATCAGTGAAGAAGCACGAGATCAAAGTAGGCTCAAAAAAGTTTTCAAAAAGAAAAAAGATCAATTAAGGGCGGAAGAAATATGGCAAGATTGGGAAGATAACGATGAAGTATATTGAAGAATTAAAATCAGGAGAATGTTTTGTATCAGAAAATAATTTTTTCTTATTAACATCTGATTACAAAAAAAATGGACAAAGACTTTGTTATAGTTTAAATGATGGTTATCCAAAATGGTTTGATAGTAATTTTACAGTAATCGCTGAACCTATTTATTGGTTAGATAAAGAGAATAATGTTATTGCTGTTAGACCGACTCAAAAAGAAAATGATAACTAAAATAAGAACTTTCCTAAAATCTTTATTTTTTCACATTAGTAGAGGACTACCTAAAAGTACAAAAGAAGAAATATTGTATAGATATAATATATGTATTAATTGTGAAAGTTTTTTAAATAATGAATGTTTAGAGTGCGGATGTAATATTAGTCAAAAAAGTATTTTTTTAAACAAGTTAGCATGGGCTGATCAAAAATGTCCTTTAAATAAATGGAATATAATTATTAGGAATAAATAATGACACTTCAAAAAAAATATATTAAATCATCAAATAATTCTAATATAATCTATGCTAAAGGTAATATTTTTGATATAGCAAATCAAAGAATATTTGCTACAAATAGTGGGTCTAGCGTTATAATACCTCATGTATGTAATAACGTAAATGCTTATGGTGCTGGGTTTGCTTATGATATTGCACAAAATTTTCCAACAGCAAAAGCCAACTTTCATCTTTTGGGAACTAAAGCAAAACTAGGACACGTACAATTTGTAACAGTAAAAGAAGATCCAAGATCAAAAAATAAAATTATTGTTGCAAATATGATAGCTCAAAATGGATTAATAAATAATAAAAATCTTAGACCATTAAACTATGCGGTATTAGTGTCATGTATGGCTTCTGTTAAAACACATGCTAAAAACATATTAAAAGAAGATGCTTCTGATAATATAGAAATACATGCTCCTAAATTTGGTAGCGGATTGGCTGGTGGAGATTGGAGATTTATTAGTGAATTAATAACAGATGTCTGGAACGATCTATCTGTATTTGTCTATACCAAATAGTATCATGCGTCATTTCTGTACCGTTGCCGATTCTGGTTTTAGAAGCAGAGTATTAGCTTTAAATTATTCTTTAAAGAAATATTCTAATAACTATAAGCTGCATTTATTATGTTTAGATAATGAAATATATTCAACTATTTCTGATTCAAATATAAAAACATATCTGTTATCAGATTTATTAAATAATGATACTATTTTATTAGAATCAAAAAATAATCCTCCTTCTAGAGAAGCTTTACATAATGCTCAAGGAAATATTGATAAAGCAAAAAATATTCAATTTATATGGTCATTAGCCCCATATTTCTCTAATTATTGTTTAAATAATAATCCTACTATTGATAGTATCCTATATATAGATAGTGATATTTATTTTTTTAATAATTGGGAAAAAATATATGAGCATACTTCTAATATTAATATTGGTTTAGTAGAACATAGAATAAAACATTGCCATAATAATGGCAAATATAATGTTGGAATAGTTTATTTTAAAAATAATGATATCGGACTAACTTGTTCAACACTATGGAAAGATCTTTTATTATATACTGATCATCAATTTTATAGTTCATATAGTGATTGTGGAGATCAAAAATATTTAGAATTATTTCCAAATTTATTTGATGGAGTAGAATCTTTTGATAAGTTTTTTGGACATTTAGCACCATGGAATTTTAATTATCATACCTATACTGATAATGAAATTATTTGGGAAGATAAAAAACAATATATTATGTATTGTCATTTTTCTAACTTTAATCCAAATTTTAAAGAAGATTCATACAGTCCTGCTCCAAGACATGGTATTATTAATATTTCTAAAAATCCACTATTAAAAAAAATATATGATGAGTATTATACAGTATTAAAGGATTTTGAACAATGACAAAAATTACTTTTGGTATGATTGTTTTTGAAAGTGACTTTGTTTTATATGAGTGTTTAAAACAAGTATATCCTATAGCCCATCAGATAGTCATTGCAGAAGGCCCGGTATCGTATTGGCAATCTCAAGGACGTACAACATCAACCGATCTGACAAACAGTATAATAGATAATTTCCCTGATCCAGACAATAAAATTTCTATTATTCATAGCAAATATAATGAAAAAGACGATCAGTGCAGAGCATATATAGATCAAATTAAACCAGATACTGATTATTTATGGAATCTTGACGCTGATGAAATATACAAAACAGAAGATCTATATAAGATATCAGAGTTTTTATCGGAAGAAAATCCAACAAGTGTTGGAGTAAGAAGCATTTCTTTTTATGGTGGGTTTGATTATTATTTAACAGGATTCGAACTTAAGACCGATAATTTTTTAAGAATATTTAAGTATGAGCCAGGATGTACTTGGCTAACTCATAGACCTCCAACTATTCAATATACAAGCAATATACTAAAAAAGCACATTAATAGTGACCAATTATATGATTATACTGGAGCACAAATGTACCATTACTCATATGTGTTTCCTGATCAAGTATATAATAAGATAAATTATTATAAAACTAGTGTTAGTAAATCAAATTGTATAGATAATTATTTTAATAATATATATCTACCATGGGTAAATGGAAACGATATTATAAAAAATCATATCGAGTATAAATACAAGGGTGTTCATGAATTTATACCAGAAGTAAGAGGTAGTTGTTATACCGCACCATTTATGAACAAACATCCTGAATCAATACAAAATAATTTAAATCAATTAAAAGAAAAATTTAATATACAATTAGAAAAATATAATGCTAAATAATTTAGATGCTAATAATTTTATTAAAAAATCTTTAAATAAAAATAATTCATATTTAATTGGTAGATCAGGAATAGTTGAACTAAGATCATGTTTTTCTATTTATTATTATCAAAAACTATCAAATCAATTATTATATTTATTACAGCATAATGCTGGGGTATATGGAGATTGTATTGAAGCATTTTTTTATGAATATACTAATAGTATAACAAATGCTGATATGAATGTTTTTTGGACACAATCAGATTTAAAAGAAGTTCAAGATATTTTATATTCAAAATTTTCTCCTTCCTCAATAAAATTTGAAAATAGAGCAGTAGAGCCATATTATTTTGACAATCCTTGGTCAAGTTGTTTGAAAGATAAAAAAGTATTAGTCATACATCCTTTTAGCGAATCTATAAAATATCAATACAAAAATAGAAATAATTTATGGACTCAGTATGATATATTACCAGAATTTAATCTTATAACATATAGATCTATACAATCTATAAATAATATTGGCCCTCATAATTCTTGGATAGAATCTTTAAATATTATGGAAGAAGAAATATCTAATCTTAATTTTGATATTGCTTTAATAGGATGTGGAGCATATGGTTTACCTTTAGGTTCATTTATAAAAACAAAAATGAATAAAATTGCTATACATATGGGTGGGGCTTTACAAATATTATTCGGTATCAAAGGATATAGATGGGATAATCATGAAGAAATCAGTAAGATGTATAATTCTTTTTGGATTAGACCAAAAGATAATGAAAAACCAAGTATGTATCAAAATATAGAAGGAGGATGTTACTGGTAATGGAACCGTGGCAATTTAAACAGATAGATACACTAAAACAAATTTTAAATTCCAGTATGGTATATGCTGATATTGGCGCATGTAGAGGCGAACTACTAGGTTTCCTATCATCTTATTGCTCTAATGGATATGCTTTTGAACCAGAGCCCAATAATTTTAAATTTTTACAACAATATTTTAATAATCCAAATATTATATTAATAAATAAAGTAGTCTCAGATATCTCAGGCCCTTTGAAATTTTTTACACATCAAACTCATATGGGCAATATATTGGGTCATAATATGGACTATATACCATTTAATGATTATACATATATTGAATCTATTAAACTTGATGATTTTTTTGAAAATATAAATGTAGATTTTATTAAGTTAGATGTTGAAGGAGCAGAGTGGAAGGTATTTGATGGTTCTAAAAAAATATTAGAAAATCGTAATATAGTATGGCAAGTAGAGTTTCATTTGGATGAAGATTGGCATCGTCGTACTATATTATATGATTATGGATATAATATTTATGATCTAAGTTTAAATAAATTATCAAAAGATGATCCAAGACCATATCAAGGAATATTATCTAAAAATGATCTTTAATACAAAGTGGGATACTAGAGATATCAAAAATTATATTGATGAGTTTCATAAATTATATCTATCAAAACCAATTATAGATAATACTGGTGGTATGAAATCTGCTCATCTTTTTAATGCTTGGTATATAATTAAAAAAATGCAACCTAAACATATTATAGAAAGCGGTGTTTGGAAAGGTCTTGGTACATGGTTTTTTAAAGAAGCATCACCAGAATCACAAATTATTTCTATAGATCCATATCCAAATTTTAGAGAAATAACATTAGATTCTGTAAAATATATTACAAATGATTTTTTATCTATTGATTGGAAAAATATTATTGATACTAAAAATACATTAGTTTTTTTTGATGATCATCAAGATGCTCTTGAAAGATTAAAATATTGTAAAGAACATAATTTTAAATATATTATGTATGAAGACAATTATCCATATGATCGTGGAGATGTTTATAGTATTAAAAAAGTAATATCTCAAAAACCTTTTGTCATAGATCATGCTGGTACTCAAAGATGGTTTGATAATAAGCCAGAAGATTATCAGTATCTAATAAATAATATTAAATATTATCAAGAATTACCTCCTATCTTTAAAGATAAAATTACTAGATGGAATAGTCTATGGGATTCTGATGGATATGAAACTCCAGAACCATTATTTGATATTATAGATAAAGATAAATATTCTATATTTTTTATAGAAAGATTTGATTATACCTGGATATGTTATTTAGAAATTTAATATGAATATAGATTCATGGAAAAATAAAGATATTTTTAATAAACAACTTATATTAAATATTAAAGAACTAGATAATTATCCAGATCACTGGAAAGATTTTATTCAATTAATATCTCCAATTAAAAATAATATAACATCAATATTAGATATAGGTTGTGGATGTGGAACATTTTATGAATTATGTAAAAGACATTTTTCTAATTTTAAATATACTGGAGTAGACTATTCTGATGAGGCTATACAATTAGCAAAAAAATATTGGAAATATAATAATTTTTTTCAATATGATTTTTGGTCATTAACACCAGAATATATTTCTCTGTTTGATCTAATACATTGCGGCGCTCTTTTTGATGTTTTACCAAATGGAGATATTGCCTTAGAAAAATTGTTATCTTTTAAACCAAATAAGATCCTAATAGGAAGAATAAATATAACTAATAAAGATAGTTTTTTTACAGAATATTTAGCTTATGATTCTATTCAAACATATCAATATTATCATAATATCAATAAATTAAATGATTTATTTATAAAATATAATTATAATATAACAATAATTAATACT